GGAACTGGCGTTGTCTCGCCTGCCGGGTCCAGAACGCGCGTTCCGGACGCCGTTGCCGCCGCCGTGGCGCGCGCCCAGGCATCAGCCCAGACCACCGGAGATGTCATTGGTTTCCCCTCCTGAAGAAATCAGGGCCCAGCCGCAGATGGTGTTGCCATCATAAACTGGCTGGGCATCCTTGAGAGCGTAGCGCCGGTCGCCATCCATCAGGATGTCATTTGTGCGCGGAGCGCCGTAGGTGGCAGTAGCCAGCTCATCATTCGTGATCTGAGCCACAAAGGGTGCGACTGCCGCCCCGGTTTCCAGGGCAACAGCCTGCGGCGGTGGCGCATAGGCCATGACAGACACCGAAGGGGTGCCTGTTGGACGCATAAGCTGCATGGCGCGCCCCTTGGCGCGTATCTGCCGGCGGCGTGATTGTGTGACCCAGCCCATTACGCCATCCAGTCCGCCATGATGGATAACCGGCTGAGTGATGCAACAGCATCAGCCGAAAGCCCACCAGTCGCAGGGTCCAGCGTGGCGTAAGACGTTGAACCAACGCCCTGGATGTTTTCTGATTTCAAGAGCGGGTCACGGCCCGACACGCCGAGCAACATCTGAATAGTGCTCAAACAGCCACCAGATAATGCGGCCAGCAGGGGTGTATTCCGCCATGGCAAAAGCGCATTGTCCGGCACAACCACTTTATCCATGCCAGGTAATATGAACCCGGCAATATAGATGATTTCTACCACAACAGGCCGGGTAAAGCAGAGTTGGCGCGGTGGAAGAAAGGCAGATGCCATGATGCGGGCACCATCACGCTCGACATCGCATTCATCCAACGTGCCGGTCCACGCAACCCCATCGACCGAGGCGGACAGAATAGCGGCTATAGGACCATTAGAGAGATTGATGCCTGGAATGCGCCCCTGAATGGTCTGGCGTTCTCGGTAGGTCTGGAGCGCCAAAGGACGCCCCAGATAATCCACAAAGCTGCCAGATGCCCTCGTGATAAGCTGCCCCAATCGCCCGTCTTGCGCACTATCCGTGATCTGGAGGTAGGCTTTCACACTCTCCAGATCGACAAGATCAGTGGTTGAGGCGGGCGTTACGACGGAAACAGTCATGTTTCACCCCCCAAACAAAACGGCCCCCGTGAGGAGGCCGTCAGGATGTGCCCTTTTTGTCTGTATCGTCAGGCGCCGGATCGGCAGTGCCCTTTTTGCCTGTATCGTCAGGCACCGGCTCGGCAGTGCCCTTTTTGGCTGCCACGATGGCATCCGCCACACTGTCAGGAAAGCGGCCAACATCGCCTTTGTTGTAAACCGCACCGATACCGCTACACGGAGCGGTAAATGTCACAATTTTCATGGGTTACTGTCCTGCAACTGCGCCGGGGAACCATGCCGCACCCGTCAGCACGGCAATGGCCATATCGTATCGGGCCGCCAGATCCACCGCTTCGATAACGCGGATCAGCGTTTCATCATTCTGAAAAGCGGAGCGGGTCACGCCTTCACCGTCCACATATGATGCCTGCGTGCTAACGGCCAGCGTGGTTTGTAACGCATCCCCCACCATGATCTGCGCAAAATCAGCAAAATAAAGCTCAGACTGGTTGCCGCCTGTACCCAGATTATCCGGCACGGATGTGGTGCTGGCGTAGGGAAAAGAGCCAATGCGTCCATCAGCAATTTCCGGGAACGCCAGAGCGCCCGTGGATGTCTCGAGCTGGGAGAGAAATTCTACCAGTGTGGGGTTGATGATGTAACCGGGCCGCAGCATTGGCACGTTGTTTTTGGTCAGCGCGAGGCGCAGTTTACCAAGGTCATTGCGCACATTCTGCACGTTGACCGTTGCATTGGCCGCAATGATGTTGCTGGCATTGGCGAGGTAACGCAAACCGGCAGGAGCATTGGCCGAACCAGCACCACGGATAAACTGCTGATCTTCTGCCAGAGCAACCTCACGGGTTACGTCATTATTGACCAGATTATCGGTCTGGATCGAATTATAACGGAGCAGATCATTGGAGATCGGGACCAAGGCCGCCAGTTTTTTGGCTGACATGGTGACGTTACCGATCTGCGGAGCAGATGTTGCTACGGCGGCGCGCTCACCAATCCACTGCGCATTGGACGTGGATGTTTGCTTGCGGGTGGTCAGGTTGCCGTTAGGCATGGGGACGGACAATGCACCCATTTTACGCACTGCAACGGCAGGACGCAGCGCATCAATCAGGTCAGACGAATAGGCCGTGTTGACCAGAAAACCCCCCTGAACATCCACAGACTGCTCCATATTGTCCGCCGCTGCGGCTGCAAATGTGGAACCCCATGTTTTTTCGGAATAGTCCAGAACAGCCTGCATCCCACCGTGGCCCTTGGTGCTGGCAACAGCCTGCACCAAGCGGGAAAAGCCAATACCGGCTTCCAGCTTCTGCGTTGCCTGCGCAGGAACGGTTCCACCAGTCCGGGGATTACCCGCGGGCAGGGAAGCTACTGGACGTGCAGCAGCCGCACGGCGGCGTTCCATATCCTCCTCACGCGCGACACCTGCCGTCAGGCGGTCATCTTCCGCTACCAGAGCATCATATTGCGCCTGCTGCTCGGCAGTCAGCTCGCCATTCTCGTTGCCTTCGGAAGACGTGAGGATCTGTTCCATTTCCACATGCACCTGCGCCTGTCGGCCACGAAGTGCTGCGATACGGTCTCGAACTGCCATTATGCATGTCCTTCTGAGAGTTTCCGGCGCGCTTGCAGGTCCGCCAGAGCGGCGGCCCGGCGGGGAGCGGCTTTTGCCGGTTTGAGGGGAGGGGAGGCGGCACCAAGACGGGCCAATGTATCGGCCAACGTGCTGACACCATCGGCCATGCCGGATGAGATGGCGCTTTTTGCCGCCTTCATGCCGCCACGACCGAAATTCTGTTTAACGGCGTCCACCGTTGTATTGCGACCAGAAGCCACGGCCTGAAAAAATACGGCCTCCAGATCGTCCAGAACGGTGCGTATCTGGGCTTGCCCGTCCTCTGTGGTGACATCCAGCCGTTTGTTAGGGGCATTGGAGCTGACAACATCCACGCCCATAACCCCGTTGGCATCAGGTTCCACCTGCTTGCCGCCGGACATAACCACACCAATGGACCCGACCAGCGCCGTATCCGCCATCCAGATGGCCGAGCACTGGCTGGCCAGCCAGTATGCCGCAGAGGCGGCCTGACCAGGCACAAAGGCCGTTACCGGCTTGCTGGATGCCGCTATCTGACTTGCGGCATTGCTCAGATCGGTTGTGGCTCCGCCGGGACTATCAAACACCATGAGTATCTGACTGACATCAGGGCTGGCGTTGGCAGCCTGCAAGTCAGCCATAAGGCTGCTCAGGCTCGTGGCCCCTGAAAACTCGGTCATCATGTTGGCGCGCGGGAAAATCGGCCCCATGACGGGAATTGTCGCAACACCCTGCCGGTTCAGCATGACACTATTGGTGCCATCCATCTTTTTACCTGTATCAGCCACGGCGGACAGGCAGGCGCGGTAACGCTCGGCATGGCCATCTGCCCGCAGAATGTCGAGCACAGGCGCTTGCAGCGCCCGGTCTGCAATAGCCTCAATAGCGCCCAGATGTGTAGGAAGGATCGCCCAGGGCTGCGCCCTGATCGCTTCCAACGCATAATGTCGTGTCATGTCAGTTTCCCGGTGTTGTCGTGGCAGCCTGCTGGCCTGCCACACCCATATTGACAGGCTGCCAGAGCGTATTGCCCACGCTTCCACCCACAGGGTTGAGGTCAAAATTACTTCTGGCCTCATCCGTTTTCATCACCCCGGCATTACGAAGTGCCGCAATCCCCTGGGCACGGTCCAAAAACCCGCCTTTAAGCAGGTCTGAGGGGTCATGCATGAACACATTGCTACCACTGGCAAATGCGTGCATGGCGCTGTCCGCCACCCGTGAGAAATGCGGGCCTAGGTGATAAATGACGAACTCCAGAGACTGCTGCTCGATATTGCCGAACGTAGCCTTGGATAACTCGAAGATCAGATGCGGCGGCACACCCCATGCGCGGGCAATGTCCATAACCTGCATGGTTCTGGTTTCAGCAAGCTGCCCGTCTTTGTTGTTCATGGGCATGTAGGTGGCTTTAAGCCCCTGAGCCAGAACAGCAGGCTCGCCTGCATTGGCTGGGCCGGAGTAGAGGCTTTTCCAATCCTGCTTGATCGCCTGCCGCTCTGCTGGTGCAATTTTATTGTCTGACGACAAAATGACAGGCGGTTGACCGTTATTGCGCCAGTAATTCTGCACATAGGCAGCGGTGGCTATACTCTCGCCAAACGCCTCTTTCATGTAGGCAATAGGGTTGAGACCTTGGAGCCCGTTCCGGCTCATGCCTGCAACCTGCCATATATCTCTGGCTGCAAACCGGCCTGATGAGCCGTCTGGCAAGGTTGCATCATAGAACATGGTCTGCCCGCTTGCCCGGTCAAACGATTGTAACGGCGTAACGCCGAACGGGTCCAGGCGGGTCAGGGCAATAGGACGCATGAAGGCATCGCGCGAAACGTAGGCGTAGAAATTACCGGCCATAAGCAGATCACTCATCAGGATTTCCCTGAAAGCAAAGCGGCTTTGGGCATCATTAGGCCGCCCATTCATGAGCTGGTAGAGCGGATCGTCAATCAGCCGGTGCGTTCCGGTGCCATCGTGGCTACAGTAGTGCAGAGGCACCATAGCAAACACACCCGAAAGAATACGCACCGCTTGCATGACGGCTGGTAGAGAAAGCGTTGTGCGCTCATTAACCAGAACGCCGGACCTGGACGGCCCGCCAGTCGGGAATGTGACCCACGGCCCACCAGACTGAAAATCATCAGCCGGTGAGGCAATTCCTGCCTCGGCATGGATGCGGGGCTCCTGCCGCGCGGATGCCGGTGCATCTGATCCACGCAGGAAATCCAGAAGCCCCATGATTACATTCCTTCGTAAACGAAACCCTCATCAGCGCCGTGCAAGGCAGTGCCTAGGGCCATGATCAGCGCCACTGCGCCGTCAATCTTGTTTTCCACGCGCTCTTTGCGGGGGTAGATGTTGTCTTTTGCGTCGGTGTGGCAGACCACATTGGAGATGCACCATTCCAGAACAGGGTTGCCATCATGGTGGAGCCTGCCGGACAGCACCAAAGCTTCCAGTTCCTTCATGGGCTCTGAGAAATTCTGCACTGTCTGGCGATATTCCCGCATGGGTACATCCTGTTCCATCATGCGCTGGGAAAGCTGCGTAGCCTGCCACGGATCATATGCAACATCCGTGACATTGAACGCATTCACATCTTCCAGAAGACCGTTTTCGACCGTTTCAAAGTCTGTCACATCGCCCGGTGTCGTCTGGAGCCAGCCCTCAATGGCCCAACCCTGATATTGCGCGTTTGCCCCCTCATCCACAGCGCGCTGGGGGAGGTAGAAGGTCGCAAAGACATAGTAATGGGGCACGCCACCAATATGGCGTTCGAAAAGACGAATTTTGCATGCAAGATCAACCTTGCTGGCAAGGTCGAGCGAGAGAATGCAGTCTTCGTTTGCAAAATCATCCACGTCCAGCGCGGTATCTGCCATTTTCTGCCACGCCAGCATGTCCATCCATGCCTGGTCAGCATTTACCCATAGATCAAGATGTTTGGTCTTGAAGTTGTTCTGAGCACTCGCAAGCTGCATGGCTTTGTGGGCAAGGCCGCCAACGTAGTCAGGCATGACAGAAACGCCCCAATTTGGGTTGGCCTTTGCCCATACCGCCGGGTCCGTCCAATCATCCCCATCATCAATCGTGTAGATGATGCCGAAAAACTGCTCATCTTCGGCTTCCTCCCCCTTGAGCGGGTAGGGGTTGTCTGCCCATTGCGATAATGCCCCGCGCAGCACCTGCAAGAGATAGCTCCATAGCTCATAGCCAATGCTTGAGCGGTTGGAGCCAGCCGTTGTGATGGCCCACAGCAGGGACTGGTCACGCTTGCCTGCGCCCGTTTCTACAACGTCGTAAACCTCACGGGTCTTATGGGCATGAACTTCATCCAGGCACGCAAAATGAATATTCAGGCCGTCCTGCGTCTCAGCATCACGCGAAAGAGGCCGGAAAATTCCGTCATTGCTTGCCGCAATAATCACACTCTGCTGCGGAGACAGCCAATATTTGCGCGCCAGAGGGGGGCGTTTTTTGACCATCGCCTTAGCATCACCAAAAACGATCTTGGCCTGGTCACGGGTGGTCGCTGCTGAGTAGACCTCTGGGCCTTGCTCACCATCCGCCGTAAGCATGAACAGCGCCACACCGGAGGATAAGGTGCTTTTGGCATTACCGCGCGGCACCCCAATGTAGGCACGGCGGTAGCGGCGGAAACCCGTTTTCTTGTGGACCCAGCCGAAAACAGTCGTGAGGATGAAACACTGCCAATCCTCCAGCTCTATCAGTTCGCCATTACGCGCTTTTGGGCCTTTGATGTGCGGTAGCAGCTCAACAAAACGGCAAACGCGTTCGGCTGCATCCTTGTCAAACTGGTAAGGCCATTTTTTTCCTTTTGCCCGTACCAGATCCTGCTGCTGCCGGACGCAGGCCGCCACAACCCACTGGCATGCCGGTATTTTCCCGCTGAGCACGTTTTTGACGTACCTCTGGGCTTTCCGGACATACGGGTGGGTTCCTGCCATTCTCACACATTGTCAAAGGGGTTGAATAAGTCACCTTGGCCCACATCCTTGAGCCGCAGGCGCGCCACAGGGGAGAACCCATAATCAGAGCCAATACTCCCCATGACCCGGATCTGTTCGGAGATGATGCTAAGCTCTGGCCGCGCCCGGATCATGCGGCCCTGCCTGCCATGTGTCTCGAACGTCTCTTCTCCGGCGTCTTTCAGGGCTTTCTCATGTTTCCGCCACCGGGAGTAGGATTCACAGTAAGCCGCTATCCTGTCATGATCGAGAACCGTGAAAAGCCCGCGCTCCACCAGAGGAGGCACAAGACGCTCCCACGCAGCCCGCGCCATCTCATCCAGAAACGCAGGCGGCGGTGCATATTCAGACGGGAGTTTGACCCCATCCTCGGGGAGAGGTCTTTTACCTGCATTGCCTTCAATGACACGCAGGTGTCTGAGCTTTGGTTTTCTTCCTTTCATGATGACCTTTCCTCATGCGAACAGGCAGGAGGGTCAAAACCATCCTGGTAACTTTTTCCCCCAATTTCGCGGGTATGAAAATTTGCCCATGGCGCGGTCCGGGTGCTCGGCTGCCGTAGGGATTGGACACCCCCACCCCCTGCCGGGGTAGTTTTGGGGTGTTTTTGTCTAAAAATGGCTGTTTTTAGCCGTTTTTTTTATGGCTTCTTACGGTTCCAGCTATGGTCCCGGCTGGTTCTGGCCGAATGGTGCGACTGGCATAATGTCCGCAAATTACTCATATCGAGCCGTTTTTCGGGGCAATCGCGGACACTTTCTATGTGATCCACATTCA